TGCGCCACTGTTTCTGATGTTTGTTGCATGACCATTGATCGAAGCCATCCAATGCTCAAGAGCCTTACGCACAAGGAAATCCTCATCGTTGATGATTGTAACTGTCCAATCATCAAACTCTCTAGCGCCCGCAACTTTTACTTTACGTCCAAAGTATGGAACATTGATTTCGGGAATCTTTGATCCAGGAATAGTCGCTGCATTAGCAAGAAACGTGAGCTTCTGTGTAACACCAGTCAAACCTCGTCCGTCAACGCCGTTATTTACTGCATCTCCCAACTGAGTTGGAAGAGACAGCTCAACTTGGAACAAGGAAGGTCTTGCTCCGCCGTATGTAAGATTCTTCTTAAAGTCGTTAATCTTGAATGGCATGTTAGATTCTCCTTGTTAAACTATTTATTAAAACTTTCCAACAATCTCAGAGAATTCAACGCCAGTTCTAACAGCGATGAAGTTCAGTTGAATGAAGTTAATCGAACGTGCTGGCTTGATGTAAATGTCTCCAACAAACTCGTTACGATCAATAACTTCTGCTGTATTGTTTGTACGATCACAAACAACTCGGAAGTCATAGATTCCACGCTTTGACTGAACATCACGAAGGAATGGCTCAACCATGCTTCGGAAAGTTTGACGAGTAAACTCATCGTTGAACTCGAACAGTAATCGCTTAGAAGCTCGTGAGATAGCTTTCTCAAGAACAATAAACAATCGTCGAACATTGATTCGATCAAACGCACTTGCTTTTGCTAAAAGAGTCTTATCTCCAAAGAGAAGACGTCCCTCGCCTGGCTGATCAATTACAGGGTTGACAGAGTTCTTGTACAACTCATCTCGATCTGTCTTATCTGGGCTGAAGTACAGCTTGATGACATTCTTGATTTGTCCACGATCATAACCTGCTGGTGACCACCATGCATCTCGTGTTGTCTCTGTTCGTACACAGAGTCCGGCAACGTCAGCATTAAGTGGAACATCAACTTCCTTATCGTTGTACTTGTCAAACTGAACTTTCCATCCGCTGTCCATAACAGCATACGATGTATTTGCGTTCAGAGTGTTCTTTCTGTATGTAACGATATCCTCAGCTTCGCTGCCAAAGTTGTTTTTGACAGAAGATAGTGGAGGTGAACAAAACACAACACAGTCAAGGCGCTTTTCTGCGATGTTATCGATTACATGATTCGTGAGCGATGCTCCTGCATTACCCATGATGATAAGAGATACGTCAACTTTATCTGGATCTGCAAAAAGATCGTATGCATCGAATCTTGCTTCTTGCGCTTTTACACTTACTAAAGCATCTTCTCCACCACCTAGTTGTGACTCATGTGGCTTGGTAAATCCAGTAAAGTTTTTGCCTGGTGTGAGCTTATCTCCCAAATGCGCATCTCCAGCTCCAACAGATAAGTCAGCGTATGTAAAATGGTCTGCCCAACGAACATACTTCGATTTGCGATTAAGCACGTCTTTGTAGTAAAGAGGAGTACCATCATCGAGTTTTGCATTAGATGCCTTAGAAAGCTCTGAGAACTTTTCAAGAATTGTTCCTGGAACACCAGAGAAAGCTCCATTTGCATCAACAACAACAATGTTTAATTCGTCGTTGAGAGAGTTTAATTTAGAGCCTGCTGCTGTTGTGCTTGGCGCACTAAACAACGCAGCATATTGCCATCGAGCTACTAAAACATCACCGCTAAGTGCGCTATCGAACGCAGAATCTATCTTGATGCTTGTGTCGCTTTGAACTACAACAACAGTTCTTTCCTCAAGATTTCGTGTGTTGACAACCACAGAGCCAGGAATTAAAAATTTTGTGAACTGCGTTCCTGAACCAACAATCCATTCTCCTGTATCTCCCACATTTGCTCGGTTGCTACATGTTCCTGCAAGTTGTGACTGATGTGCCGCAGCGCTTGGACAAACAGATACTGCCAAAGAATTTCCTAACGAGCCAGGATAACGAGCAACCCAAGCACCTACGTTTGCTTCTCCATCAGCATAGTTTAGTGCATAGTGATCGTCATTTTTAACTAGAGCACCTTTGCCATCAGCGCTGGCATTTGCAGCTCCAGAATAACATTTAATGACAACTGTATCACCCTCAGCCAATTCAGCAGGAATTGGTGTAGAATAGTGAACTTCAATCGTGTTTTCATCTTCTACGCTACCAATTACTAAATCTTCTTGACCAGGTAAGAAAGAAAGAGATATAAGATCTCTGCGCTTTACAGCAGGCTCACTTAAAGTGGCTTCAATAGATTCTGCAAATGTAATCTTGAGATTTTCAGAATCGATAGCATCGATTGTAAAAACTCTTTCAACATTACTTGAAGTGTCTGCACTTCGTACTACTCGTAGCTTATCGCCGTATGCCAAGAAGTTAGCACACGAAAAGAATGAAGCTGCCACATCAGCGTTCTCGCTTGGCTTTCCGAAAAGAGCTGCAAGCTCACTCTCGTTGCTGATGAGTTTGATATGCTCTACAGGGCCCCAAAGAAATGGGCCGGCAAATGCGGCATCGGTTGTGGACACCGCAGGAATAATTCCTGTGAGATCGATTTCTGTAAATTGTACACCTGGTGATATTTGAAAGCCCATGTCTTGGTCTCCTTGAATTACTGTCGTGTTAGCGCACTAGACATATTGATCGTTGTTTCAATCTCAATATGCTTTATTTATAATTTTGACTTTTTGTGATGGTTTAGCGTAAAGTGCTAAAAGTCTTCATCAAAATCGTTGTTGTATAGCTCATCGTGATATAGACCAGAGCTGCCGAATGGATTATCAACATGTTCCCACACATTTCCTTCATCGTCTTTGAATGTTTTTGTGGAACTTCCGTCGTTTATTATTCCAAATGGAAGTATATGCTCTTCTAGGTTTGCTGCTTGCTCGTCGTAGAGTTTCTTTCGCACGTCTGTGTCTGTGATCTCTTTGAAGAGCTGTTGGCTTGTTAGCCACGAGAAGATTACAAGACATGCCACTAAGTCATCGTGACAGCCAGGTTCTGCTGCATACGAAGCGTGTGTTGCCACATACGAAGTCAACTCGCAGATAATATCAAAGTCTGATAGCAACAGCTTGTCGTTTTCCAATAAGCCTTTTAGATTTGAACATCCAATCGTCTTAATCTGAATTGTGGTTTTTACACCGAGCTTACAATTTTGTTTGAAGCCTGCTGACAGCTTTTGACCACCACGACCCATGTTTGTTGTGGAAAAGATGCTCTCATACTCTAAGTCATCATGTAACACTTGCGCCACTTGCGCTCCAATAGCGTTGGTTTCAATCAGAACGTGTGCATCGTTGTACTTTCGTGCTACGTTGTATATCAAGTTTGGAAACACCATTGGTGTTATATCGCTGTTGTAGTATTTTGCTACAACTTTGTACGGCACACTTGTACAGTCTATAACAACAAACGCTGAGTGATCTAAGTTTTGTCCCTCTGCTGTATCGACAGACATTACATAAATGTGCTTGTCTTTGGGTTTTTCGTAAATGTGCAAATCACCAATCTTCTCCGCTGGATCAGTCCAAGTCATCGTACTTAATTTCGCTGAACTAATGAGAGAGTTTGATGACCCGATAAAGTCGCATAGGAATTCCTGATTGAATTTCTCTTGTCCTAGCTGCTTGATCTGATCTGCTGCCCACGCTTCGTCTCTGCCAGGCACCACACTCCAGTGAGCTTCGATAGGCGTATAAAGGTTTCGCCCATTGACAGCATCAGTCCAGTATTTGTAGAACAGATTCATGCCGTTCGGCGTAGAGACCATAATCACTTTCGTAGTGGTTCCGGAAGAGATAGTAGGATACACAGACGTAATGAACTCTTCGGCAATGTTTTTTGGCACGAAGGCAAACTCATCCAAAAATATGCAATTATATGTATTACCTCGTGCTGAACTTGATGCTGTAGCTGCTGCGATCACTTTGCTGCCGTTTTCAAGCTCTATACTACCTTTGTTCCATGAGAGTATTCCTTGCTGCATCCATAGGGGAATATGCTCATATGCTAACTGTAGTTTTGCTAGAATGTCTCGTGCTGTACTTGCTTTGTTTGCTAAGATTGCGATGTTCTGCATTGGCCCAAATAGAACAGTCCAGAGAATGTACCCTACAGTAACAGTAGAGTTGTGACTGAGTATGCCGTCTGTATAGAACCTGTGATCGTTTGAATCAACAGTCAGATCAAACATGTGTGATGCTGCATCGAGTTTTGTTACACTTACTACTCGTTCAGGACCACTGTCTGTTTGTATGTATGTTGTATGTGGCACACAATCTTTAAGGTAAATCTCTTCAAAAGTGTCTGTAAACAAAATGTGTGTGTCTGCTGCGTGTAATTTTTTGCCAGATGCTGTAACTATTTCCCACTCATCATATTCAACTGTTTTGTGAATGTGCGTAAGAGGGTGCCAGCCACTATCAGTGAGTATTTCAAAGTCAGCACTTAACTCAATGCTGTCTATAAATTTTCGCTCTACTTGCTCAGAAAGCATACACACTCATCTATTACTTTTTGGGGGTTTTGTTTATAGTCACTTTCCCACACAACAAG